ACTTAATTAAATCAACCACTTTATCGGCAAAATCTTGTTTAGGCGGTGGTCGTCTTGTAGTTCGTTTCACCGCCTTTTTAGCAACGGATTTTTTAGCCGTAACCATTATTTTGACGCAACGCCTTTGGATTTATCCAATGATCGTAATCCACCCATGCCAAGCATACCTAAAAGCACTTGCATCGTGAGAGTAGTATCGATCTGAGGAAATGCGCCGGTATAGCCCACTAGCGTTGCTACAAGCCTTGCTATCGGTTCAATGATGGCAACGTATCCCAAACCAAACCCGCAAATCCATCCGCAAAATGGTCGCCATCCTGAAACAAATATCGAGCTGGAAGCGGCTTCCACTTTGTTGATATCCATCTGACCGCTAATCGCAGCCAAATCACCATCTTGCTGCATTTTAAGTAATGCGAGCTGTGCTTGTGCGGCTTGAGCCGGATCAGGGAATATACGCTGTATAAGCGTGTTTCCAATGTTCAATAGGGCGCTAATTGGGTCCATTACCTGTCCGCTTTGTTGTCTAGCTTATCGTAAACCTTATCCATCAATTGTTCGAGCCTGTCGAATCTTACATTGATGTCGGATTTCAAACTATTTAAATCTACTTTTTTAACGTAGTTTTCTGAAACGTGAAGTTCAAGACCATTTACATCACGTTTTAATTCGTTGACAGCTTCCCATAGTTGGCGAGCAAACCATCCGATGACTGATAGCGCCGCAGCGCCGACAAAGTTAATGACTTGCTGCCAATCCATGTTGATTTCCTTATTGAGCTGCTGGTGCTGCTGATGACTCAGCTGCTTTTTCAGTTGCTGCTTTAGCGGCTGCAATTGCGTCCATTTGTGGGCCGACTACTTCACGAAATGGATTTGCAAGACCGGCTACTTCTGCAAAAGGGCGGCTGGCAATGTAATTCCAAATGGAGTTTGCAAGGTCAGCACTAATAGTGATTGGTTCCATGATTGTCCTCAAAGTTAACGGGAAGTCCCCGGTAAATTATAGTCACAAATTGTTGGCGTAGAAACCAGTTTTTCCCGTACTTGGAAACGAATAATTCCAGCCCGGTGCAATATTTCCCGATACCCAATTAAAGTTGTCTTGTGCAATCGCAATAAATGTACTCGAACCAGTTCCTTTGTCCAATACCCGATTGCCTGACAAATACGCACGATTGCCCGAAAGGATATTAATGATCGGGTTTTTGTATGTAATGTTCGGTTGCGTTTGCATCACATTGTTTGTGCAATGGATGTTATTTGGATTCGAGCTGGCTGCGACACCGATCAATTGAAAGTTTGCTGATTGCGCCTCAAATCGACAATTATTGACTTGAATCGAATCAATTGCCATATTGCCGCCAACCGATATTTGCGTCCCATTATTGAAATTGAAGTATGAGTTATCAATTTGCAATGATCCGCCGGTCATGTTTTCCAGCAGCATAAATGGTTGAGATTGTGCGCTTGCAAAATAACAGTTAGAAAACTGAAGGAATCCACCCGTTTGCAATACGCCTTGCAAAGGATTGCCGCCTTCCATCGTGATGTATGAATTGACGGCCTGAAGCGATCCAGCTGACATTTGAATACCATTGAATGTATCAAAGCCTGAATTGCTCATGTATATCCAAGGTGCGCCAGTAGCCCCTTCATAGATATTCATGCCAAGGTTGGAAATGTTCAAAAATTCGTCGATAAATAATCCATCGACCCGACCTATATCTAGCGCTTTCGTACCCTGCGAATAAAAAATGCTCGCCTGATTCGATGTCATATCAAAATTCCAAAAATGGAATTGATTGAGTCGAACCGTATCCATCGAGCCGTCAATTTGAATGCCCGTTTGATACGCTGACATTTCTAATAAATTAATAAATGCGCCGCCGCAATTGCCACGCATATCAATGCCATTCGTCGCATTGGTAATTTTCATGTTGGTAATAGTAAAACGTGCGGTATTTTGAGCGTAAATCGCCACTGGATAGTTAATCAGGTTTGTTCTGACATTGGTGTCAGGCTGACTAAAATAAATACCAAAGTTTTGCAGCTGTGGGCCTTCCTCGCCGCTTGCAAAAATAATTACACCTTGTGAATGAACAAAACCCGAACCTACATTGATTTGAGTAGCTGCACGACCATTACCTGATAGTATTTGCCCGGCATGATTGATAGTTAACGCGTTACTAATATTAAATTCACCAACATCAAGGCAAACATGATCGCCCGAATTTAACGCTGTTTGTATTGATGCCGTATCATCGCCGCCCGATGGGGATATATTTATCACGATATTATTGCCGTTGAAGTTTCACGATCAATGGTCATTGTCCCTTCGCATAGCATATTCCAATCTTCGCCGTCGCGCTCGGATACACAAGGTACATTCACCTGGAAATTTTTAAATAGATATTCTTTACCATCCTCAAATACTCGCCAAACATGATCTACCGTACCGCGACCCGGTTGACCGCGAGATTTGTTGAATCTAATTTGGTATTTCATATCACTTCAGCAGCCGTTGATTCTTTTCCAAAGTTGGGATTTGGAATGACATTTAGATTAAAGTGAATAAAATTAAATGGTTTGAGCGATTCATTTCTAGTAAAAGAATGCGGCAACCATGAATTTGCAAAGAAAAACATTCCTTCTTGCGGAGCAAAATTAATCATTGTGCTGGCAGGAGTTGCGTTTTCAATGTTGCTCTCAGTCAAATTAATTTGTACTTTCCCCGGTCTTGGATCGTGAATAACAATTTTTGGACTATTTTGCGGACAATCTAAAAAGTAAAACCCTACCAATTGAACGCCGTTATTGTGAACGTGCTGTTCCATTTGTGAGTATTTATTGTATCGTTGACCCCACATGGATTCATAAGCAACCCACTTATCCTCCATTTTGTAGCCCTGAGAATCCAAAATATTCCACCCCGTCGCAGTGGCATATTTTAAAAAATCAATAATGGATTCTTCATTGGTTAGATCATCGGTCATTATTGGATGATCTGTTTTTTTACTTTTTTTTATTTTTGAAAGGTGTGCTTTAAATACAGTTTTTACACCGTCTAAAAATTCCGGTTTTTCAATTGTGTAAATTAATGTTGGAAAGTAATTTGCAACCGATAATTGATTACTAAGTGGATTGTCCATTATTTGTCGTCACAAGTGGTGTCGGGATAATCCATGATAAAGATGGTTCATCCCAAACGTACAATTTCGGAGGGGTCCCGGTCCCCGAATCTGCCGGTAATGCTACTGGTGTAGTCCAAGTCCAATTTGGAGATGAAATCTTCCAGCTTGGATAGGGCTGTGGTGGATAGAATACATCATTTACTTGATCGTATGTAAATCCAATACCAGCATAATTAGCTCGCAAAACAACACCACCATCGGGCGTATTGCTGTCAGCAGCATAGTGAATGCCACCACGAGTGTTATAGCTAGTCTTAATCCATGCTGAAGGATTTCCCCACAATCCAGTATCGATTTGATCTTGTTCGATAACAATGACGTTTTCGACAATACCTTTTCCATCGACAATATTTGGAACGAATGCAAAGTGACTCATGCTGTATAACTCCCTGATGAAGTAAATTTCAATATCGTATTTGAACCGCTGGTTGTAACCGTCGGTGAACCTGTCGTTGTGCCAGTATATTTTGCCGTAGGAATAGACATAATAAACACACCCGATCCACCAGCTGCGCCGCCACTAGAACCACCACCACCTCCGCCGCCGCCAGTGTTAGCTGTACCAGCCGTACCAGCACCGCCCGATGATCCTCCCGTACCGCCGCCGCCTGACCCACCAGTACCACCTGCTCCTGATTGAGTTCCGCCGCCACCACCTCCGGCGTATGTAACGCATGACCCGGTGATATTTGATGTTGCGCCCGATCCACCATTGCCGGGATAACTACCCAAAGCATTGCCAGCACTACCAGCGCCACCACCACCACCTGAACGATAGGTATAAGGATAACCTGCACCGTCGCCATAACCACCATCATTACCTTGGAAGGCAGTACCACGCGCACCTTTTTGTGGGTTACAAGCGTAACCACCTGAATAAGCTCCGCCGCCTGATCCACCAATACCGGCTAAATAACTTGAGCCTGTTCCACCACCAGCACCCCCACCCAAAGCAGTAACGCCAAAAGCTGTGGAATTTGAACCGTTAGAGCTTGCCGAGCCACCTGCGCCAATAGTAATTGTATAAGTTGTACCCGAAGCCAAACCAATTTTCATTGGTATAAAGCCACCAGCACCACCGCCACCACCACTCACGCCGGAAGTAAAACTACCTCCCCCCCCACCTGCAATAAGTAATGCTGTGCCGGTATAGGATGGGGTAAATGGCGTTAATGTACCTGATGATGAAAATAAATGACCAGTGTTGCCGCTAATGCAAAGGACCACACCACCTGAATATTTTTGAGCGCCACAGTAAGAAATAATGGCAACGCCAGCTCCACCAGCAGATGCGCCAGTACCATAAGTACTACCAGCCCCACCGCCGCCACCGCCACCAAGATTAGGCACACCAGCGACCGAATGAATCCAATCTGTACCACCTGAACCACCGCCTCCATTTCCTCCAGCTGACGGGGTAGTCAAGTTTGATTCTGTGCCGCCGCCACCACCACCGGCGAAATACGTTGATGTTCCTGTAATAGAGCTTGCATAGCCAACACCACCAGCACCACCTACGCCCGTACAAGGAGCTGCTCTTGAGCCAGCACCACCAGCTCCGCCGCCGCCACCACCGGGATAAGTATATGGATAACCTGCGCCATCACCTCCGCCACCCGCATAGCCTTGACCCGATGTACCAGCACCACCTGTCGTTACCGTACTATATGAGCCACCACCTGAACCGCCTGTGCCGCCTGTGCTATTACCAGCATAACCACCACGACCGCCGCCAGTTGCAGTAATGCCGCCTAATACGGAATTAGAACCTTGAGTATTTGTAGCGCCACCAGCGCCGATCGTGACTGTCGTGGCACAAGTGTTAGATATTGCGGTATTACCAAATAAAAGACCACCAGCACCGCCACCGCCACCGGGGACGTTACAAAAGAATCCACCGCCACCGCCTCCGGCAACAACTAAATATGTTGCAGAATAAGTAACTGGTTTACCGGAACCAGCGAGGAGCATCTGAATAATACTCACGATACATTTCCGCTAATTACGCAAAGTGTTGATGTAATAAATAAAATAGTAGCTACACCGTATGTTGCAAGAGATACGGATGTTTTGTTTGTTCCGCTACCTGCAATGTACGCATTTGATGTTGAGCAAGTTACTGTAATGCTACCGCCTGTTTGATTAAACAGAGAAATAATATCGCCAGTTGAAAACGTCGAATTTGGAATGGTGATTGATCCACCTGAACCAATCAGAATGTATTGACCGACATCAGTAGTAGCCAATGTATAACTTGTGGTCTTGGATGATCCTGATTGTGGTACTGCGCGGATCTTTCCGTAAGCATCAGAAATTGTCGTTCCGTTAAATGTCAGATTTGAGCTAAATGCTGTCGAACCTGAACCGGATTGATACGGTATTTGGTTAGCAGAACCACCAGCAATGTTGGTTGCGGTCGTTGCGTTTGTTGCATTGGTTGCATTTGTTGCGTTTGTAACGGCAGTCGTACCAATAACGCTAACCACTTGAGCAGCAGTTGCAGCAGTAAATGCCGACGTACCATTACCGTAAGCCAAACCTGTCAGTGTAGATACACCCGTTCCGCCATAGGTAACTCCAATTGTTGAACCATTCCAAGTCGAAGTCGTAATAACGCCGCTTGAAGATAAAGTTAACAATGCAGTTGTTCCGACACCACCGTTATAAATTGTTAAACCATCGCCTGTGCCGACGCTAATACGTCCAACGCCCGTTGCGTAATCAACAACAATACCGTCACTATATGAGCCACCATAAGAACCACTTGAATACAAACCGTTACTTGCAACAATGCTGGTTGCGGTAGCTGCGCCCAATGATGGTGTGGTCAATGATGGGCTGGTTGCCAATACAACGCTGCCCGATCCGGTTGTGCTTGCGCTTGATGCCGCCGTTAATTGTCCTTGAGCATTAACTGTCAAACTTGCAAGCGTATAAGAACCAGCGGTGACAGCTGTATTCGAAAGTGCAATTGTTACGCCAGCCGAACCGTTGTAAGACGTACCGGACAAACCTGTACCAATCGTCAAAGTGTTTAAATTCAATCCAAGAGCCACGCCCGAAATAGTCGAATTGGTCAATGCGCTATTTGGGATGTTGCTAAAAGTATTTGACGCACCGGACATTGTTTTATTGGTCAATGTCTGAATCCCGGTCAATGTTGCAACGACAGTCGTATCAATTGCAATCGTGACAGCAGACGCGCCTGTATAACTTGTGCCAGTAAGCCCCGTACCGATTGTTAACGCGTTTGGATTGGCAGCTGTAATCGTGCCTGAACCACCAAGACTAATTGCTGTTCCGTTGACCGTAACTGATGAATTCGCCAATTGAGCATTTGTAATCGTGCCACTGAGCGCAGTCGTAGGAATGGTTGTCGATGCGGTCATAGCGCTTGTGCCATTGCCATAGACATAACCAGTTAAAGTCGTTGCACCCGTACCGCCCGACGCTGCTCCCAAAGTACCGGCAAGCGTTACAGCGCCGGTTGTCGATGTTGATGGGGTTAACCCTGATAACGACGTTTGGAATGATGAAACGCCAGTTCCACCACCATTTGATGCAGCGGTCACTCGGCCTTGAGCGTCAACCGTAATATTCGCGCTGGTATAGCTTCCGGCAGTAACAGTCGTATTGGTCAATGCAATCGTTGTTGCATTTGATCCGTTATACGATGTTCCCGATAATCCTGTGCCAATAGTCAAAGTCGCTAAATTACTTCCAAGCGAAATGCCGGAAATAGTGCTATTTGCCAATTGTGAGTTGGTAATCGTACCTGAAAGAACTGTAGTAGGAATGGTCGTGCTGGCAGTCATTGCGCCAGTTCCATTGCCATACACATAGCCTGTCAGCGTTGTCGCTCCTGTGCCGCCATTTGGTACGCCCAACGTACCAATAATGCTAGACGCATTGGTATATACGTTACGTACTGACGTAAAGAATTGACCGCTTGATGCGCTAGTGACGCAAAATCCAACCCGCACAGCATAATTTGGTGCAGTTGGCTGAGTGGTAATTAAGTTACCGGCAACCGCATAATCCAAATATAGGGTTTGACCAGCTGTAAATCCGGTCGTGTTGTAACCCATAACATCACCAAGAATAACAACATATCCATTTGATGACGCAGAAATATTTTGGTTAGCAACACCGATGACGTTTGAAGTTGTAAGGCTATTTGCTTGAGCAAGCGCAATTGTTGGCAAACCACCGGATTGACCGGTAATGTAAACAGGCTGGCCCAAATTAATTGTTGACCCAGTATTGTTATAAACCTGCAACTGCACTTCTTGACCAATTACAATTTCATTATTTGTTACTCCATTGTAATAAGCCAATCCATCAGCAACACCGTCATACCAAACTTTGCCTTTCAAATAACTTGGCGCGGTTGATTGACTTGTAAATATTTCATCATCTGAAATAGTGGGTTGACTTAGTGTCGGAGTTGTCGCACGAACAAATGTACCCGAACCCGTTCCGGTGTATTCCGAGCTGGTCAAATGGTAATACTGATTAGCTGTACCGCCCTGTAAACCCGACAATTGATTGTGTTGAGTAACTAATGGCGTTACCACGTTCGATGCGTATTGAGTGCCGTTATATACAGCCGTAACCGTTGTGTTACCTGTCGATGTTGTAAAACCAATTCCGCCCAACGAATCCGTCGAATTAATCGTAAACGCTGGTTGAGTTGTTTGAACAATATACAAACCATAATTAGGCGTAATGTTTGTAATATTTGGTGAAGTCACCCCAAACAATAAATTCCAAACCGAACCTGATACCGCCGTTTCGTTTGCGTATGTGCTTGGTACAGTAATCGTAACAACAGTATTTGATGACTTAGCGGTAATCTGATACAAGCCTTGCGGTGTTTGAATATACGATGCAAGTGTGTTTGTAGCCGACGCTGTGACGTTTGCAAATGGAGAATCACCCGAAGCCGTAACTGTTCTCGAAGTACCCGTACCCGTTGTCGTCAATGTATTGGGTGACGTATAAATGACTTGATAAGTGTTACGAGTAAACGTAGTCGTTCTACCGCCGCCAACACTATTGACACCGATATAAATATCAAATGTCCATTGTCCAGCATCAATGGTTGTGCGACCCAATGGAGCTGATAACAAACCAATTGCTGCAACCGTATTGCCGTTAGGATTGGATGACGCTGTTTGCGTACCACCAGCTGTTACAGGCGCATTGGCAAGCGTAATAATTGGCAATACGTTATTCGTACCCGTACCAGTAATTAATGGCGTTGCATTCCAAAATGTCGTTCCAGCTCCAACACTACCCGTTTGTGAGCTATTTGCGTTAATCCAGCTAGTACCATTCCATGACAATACTTGACCAGTTGCCGGAGCGCTAATAGCAACATCCGACAAATTTTCCAAAGGTATTGTTCCGCTATTTCCTAAACTTACAGTTACGCCAGCAAAAGTAACCGAGCTATTTGCCAATTGAGCATTAGTGATCGTGCCGGACAAGTTAGTTGTGGGAATGGTCAACGATGCTGTCATCGCTCCTGTACCATTTCCATAGATATAACCTGACAAACTGGTTGCGCCTGTACCGCCGTTTGCGACGGGAAGCGTACCTGTCAAAGCGGTCACAGGAATTGTTGTCGATGCTGTAACATTTCCTGACCCGTTGGCGTACATATAACCAGTCAAACCAGTTACCGCCAAATTGGTTGTTGTCAGATTAGTAAACGATTCAGAAGTTGAACCGGGTACTTTATCCCATGCGCCATTTTGGAAAATAGCCCAATCACCTACATTCCAACCTGAAACACCATTTAATGTCGTATTACCCGCTACTGACACAACGTAATAATAGCCAGCAGTGCCAACCGAAGATGTCAAAGTTGGTACGTTGGTGGACGCATTCCAAGTTCCCTGATAGGCAGGAGCGTTGGTGGCCTGTGTGCTTATTGATGTAATTTGGCCTTGCGAGTTAACCGTAATGACCGGAATTACAGCAGCCGAACCATAAGTTCCCGATGTCACGCCACTGTTTGCAATCGCAATCGTAACTGGTGATGACCCGTTAAAACTTGTACCCGATAAGCCTGTGCCAATTGTTAACGCATTGGTCGTATTGGCGGTGATCGTTGTCGAGCCACCAAGCGATACAGAATTGCCATTAACCGTAACTGACGAATTAACCAATGACGAATTGCCAATATTGCTTAAAGTATTGGATGCGCCACTGATTGTTTTGTTTGTCAGTGTTTGAACACCACTAAGCGTCGCCACTACCGTTGTATCAATCGCAGCAGTAATCGCAGCTGAACCGTTGTAGGATGTGCCGGTTAAGCCATTTCCTAAAGTTAAAGAATAAGGATTAACCGCTGTAACCGTTGTCGAACCACCAAGGCTGACAGAATTGCCGTTAATTGTGATCGAAGAATTGGTTAAACCTGAATTCGGTATGGTTGCGTTGATTTGACTTGGTGCAATGCTAATTGCTACAGCTGACAATGCCGTTAATTGACCTTGTGCATTAACCGTTGCCTCTAACGTGCTGTTAGCTGCGCCATAAGAGCCTGACACAACCGTTGTATTAGCAATTGCAAATGTAATCGGGGTTGAACCATTAAAGCTGCCGCCGGACAAACCTGTTCCAGCCGTTAGCGAATAAGGCACATCAGCAGTTACAGTAATCGATCCACCAAGCGATACCGGATCGCCGTTAATCGTAATGGATGAATACACCAACGCAGCATTTGGAATGCTGGTCAGATTTGCGCCTGAACCATAAAACCCTGAATTAGCAGTAATTGTCGTACCAACAATCGTCGCGGGATTTGTATTGCCGACAGGAGTATTATTTAAGCTATCAAGTGTTAGCGATACACCCTGAATCGTGCCGCCCGTAATAGCGACATTATTTGCATTTTGGGTGGACATCGTACCCAAGCCGCTTACTTGTGTATTGTTAATTGCAATCGATGTCGTCGTTGCTGCTGTGACTTGACCTTGTGCATTGGTAGTCAATACCGCAACCGAGCCAGCTGATCCGTATGTGCCAGCCGTACCGACATTACCTAAAGCAATCGTGACAGCTGCGCTTCCGTTGTAACTGGTCCCGGTTAAACCCGTTCCAATTGTGAGTGCATAAGGATTAACTGCGGTGACTGTCGTGCTACCGCCCAGCGATACGGAATTACCATTGATCGTGATCGAGCTGTAATCAAGCGCAGAATTTGGGATGAAAGTAAGCGTATTTGTCGCGCCGCTGATATTGACACCAGCTAAAGTGGACAAAGAGCCGCCCAATGAAATCGAATTCGATCCTAGTGTAATCGAAGAATTGGCAAGGCTGCTATTAGGAATTGGAGCATTAATTTGACTTGGCGCTATGCTAATCGGCGTATTAGCCGCAGCTGTCAATTGACCTTGAGCATTGACCGTAAACGACGGAACCGAAGCAGCGACACCATAAGAGCCAGCCGATACACCAGTATTCGTAATGCTAAATTGCGTACCAGTTAGGGTTAACCCTGTTCCGGCTGTGTATGTACCTTGACCTGAAAACTGTGACCAAATGATCGGTGTGACATCAATCGTGCCAAGTTCCGAAGTAATCGCTACCCAACCAGTATTCGCATATAACGTGCCGTTTTGCACAAAAGTGGTTGCACCCGGCACTTCATTCCAGCTAATCATGTCAGTCGAACGCGACCATGCCGTCGTTTCAGCGACATAAATGCCGTTATATGCGGGATTGGATTGGTTTTTTACTAGAACCCGATCACCAGCAAGGGTTGTATAACCATCAAGCGTTTGCAAACCTGAAAGCGTAATGTTCGCAGTCGTTGCACATTGGCACTCGTATTTCGATGCCGCAGCTCCACTGACCGAATCGACATATTGCTTGTTTGCTAAATCAAGAGGATGCACCGGCAGCGTCGTAACTGTACCGGTATTGGTCGCCATGTTTGTAAACTGAGCAGAATACAAACCATTTTCAAGGCCGTAGGTTTGAGTAAATATCGCACCTGTACCCGCAGTCATCAAGTTTGCTGCAAAATCATTTGCATTCCATGCTTGAGCTGTCGTTCCCTCTTGTCCTCTAACAATAGTAAAAGTGTCACCATCAACCGCAGTGACGTACACGATTTCGGTTACTAGACTACTAAACGCAGAAATGAAAGTTAAGGCAAATTGTTGCCCTGTTATTGGTTGTGGAAAATATTGACCAGTTCCCGACGCTACCGTAACAGTTGTTGCGGTGCTAGAAATGGGCGCAGCAAGTGTCGTTTGCGCTTGGTTCGCAAATAAGAAAATGGTCATAATCCACCAACCAATTAAAGGATGCTATAGGTATCGTTCGCTGCGCCGGTAAACTGAATATTAGTTACCGGAAAATTAAATACATATACGATTTGTGTCGTTTCGGTATAAGTTGGTGTTACAGCTGGATAAAACGTGACACCGTTATCGAATGACAATTGAATCGCTCGACTACCTGAAGATGAATTCAATACAACGGATGCCGGATATTGAACGCCCGATAACGCGACATTGGCTGTCGTTCCGGTTAGCGTACCAGTAATCGGCGAGCCATAATTGTTTGTAGCCATTATTTAACTCCAAAAGTTAAGTTTTGATACATGGCAATAATGCCACGTTTATCGGTCTTGTTTCCGTACTTCCTGAATTTTGAATCGTAATATTTGTAAATGCGGGATTAGTATTAGTGATAACACCTTGCGAACCACCGGGCCATTCATAAACACCCGTTCCAGCAGCAGGATTAATCATGTCACCCGTCGTAAAGTGACTATGTCCGGGATCGGTTACACCATGATTGTGTGATCCAAATGCACTACTTTGATTGCTACCAAATGTCCTGCCCGGATCGATTCCTGCGCCATCATCCCAACCTCGAATAAATTGACCTAAAAGATTAGGCAAATTAAATGTTGTGAATCCGTCGCCATTGCCAAACGTCGTGCCGATTGCTGCAAATAATGACGCATACGTCGTTCTTGATACTGCTGCACCATTTGCAATCAACCAACCAAAAGGAGCTGTTTGCATCGCAAAATGCAAAACCGCACCCGAAGGAGCTTGAGCAGAGCTATTGGTTGCGGGGTTTTGTAATACATAAGCCGCAAATGATGAGCTATATGTCAAAAGGCATGGATAACCAGCCACAATGTCATTAGGCGAAATCGATAAATTTGCACCTTTTACAATCGGCGCGGCACTCAAAATGGTTGTTGCGCCTGTGATTGGCGAAACAAAAGTTAATTGTAAAGTTGCCGTTGAAGAATTATTTGCCGTAGCATTGATGACAAAATTGAAGTTGTTCGGAATCGATGTCAAATTAGAATAAATCGAAGCCGTCAACGCATTTGCAGTTCCAGCCGATGTTGCATTGGTATAAGTGCCATCCTGAACCTGATCGATTTGAACCAAATCTGACATGGTTCCCGCAGTCGGGAAAGAGCTTGCATAATCACCTGCCAACCATGCTTTAGCAGCTGTGCCTTCCTGACCGCGAACGATTGTCAATGTATCGCCCGATCTAGCTGTGACCCATACGATTTCAGCAATCAAACCTGTCGCCGCATCGTTAAAAGTCATTACAAAGTATTGACCAGCTGAAGGACTAGGAAATAGTGATCCTGTAGTGGGAGCAAGATTGACCGACGTAGATACACTTGTGATCGGTGACGCTATCGTAGTCTTGGCGTTATTGGCAAAAAGTAAAATTGACATCGCAATTCCTTAAACGGTGTAAGTACCCGATCCTGTCCATTTGATAATTGTATTCCCACCTGATGTGGAAACGGTATATGTTCCGGTCACATTTGATGAATATCTTGATGTCGGTACAGAAATAGAAATCATGCCTGAACCTCCGGCTCCAGCTCCGCCATAACCGCCTCCACCGCCTCCACCCGTATTTGCAGTACCAGCCGAGCCAGCGCTAGATGTATTAATTGCGCCATTGCCTCCGCCGTTTTTACCCGCGCCACTTCCACATCCAGCAGTCGTTCTTCCGCCACCACCACCACCCGCTAAAGTAACGGATGATCCACTAATCGAAGTTGATTTTCCAACACCACCGCAACCAGCAGGGTTGTTTCCGTTTGCGCCCGGACTACCAGCTCCGCCGCCGCCACCAGCCGTTGTTCCTACTGTGCCATAGCCATAACCACCCGCATATCCTTGTCCCGAAGTTCCAGCACCTCCAGCCAATGCGCCGCCGCAATTATTTGTAGAGCCACCTCCGCCCGAGCCACCAGCGCCGCCCGTTTGAGCATACAAAGCGCCATAACCGCCACCAACGGAAGAAATTGAAACACCCGTACCAATAATTGATGAAGTACCGCCTTGAGTGTTTGACGATCCACCCGCACCAACCGTAATGGTTAATACTGTGCCGGGAGTAATTGATTGACTACATGAAAGCCAACCTCCCGCGCCGCCGCCACCTGCGCCCGTACCGCCGCCGCCACCACCAGCAATAGATAAATAAGTGACGGTAACTGGCGATGGTGGAGTTACTACACCCCCGGAAAATCCGAAAGCAGAAGATGCAGCCGAGCCAATTTTTGCGATACGCATATTAGAATTTTGTCTGAGAAGCAAAAACACTATATGTTGCAGATGCGGTTTTTATAATCGCAAAAACATACGCATCAACACCCGAAGCATTTCCCGATGATGGCGCTGTACCGCCTTGCCATAATGGTGTAACCGATACGCCGTCAATTGTGACCGCAGAGCAAAAATATGCCGTTGTGCCTTGAGTAACAAGCATAGTTGCAGTAATTGAATCGCCAATTGACATTTGAGCATTCAAGCTCGTACCGCTTGAAAATGCAAAATTAACTGTCCAATTGTTTGCCGCATTGCTCGTGTAATACTGAACCGCACCTGATGCAATATAAAAGTTTTGCGTAGATGATGGAGCCGTCCCAACAACATTTACTGGTTCTGTAATGTTAGGGGTTTTCAACGCAATAGCAGAAGTAGTTCCAACGGCTGAAATGGTCGTAAACGCGCCGGTTGATGGCGTACTTGAACCAATAGCAGGAGGGCTTGCCAAGTAAGCGCTAAATCCCGGTCCACTAACTGTCGATGATGCCGATAAGGTAGTAAACGCACCAGCTGCCGCAGCAGTTGTTCCAATAGCAGGAGGAGAAGCCAAATAATTAGTAAAACCAGCACCACTGACAGTTGATGATGCGCTCAAAGTCGTAAATGCGCCTGAATTAGCAGCAGATGATCCAATTGAAGGAGGGCTTGCAAAATATAAAGAAAATGCCGTTCCGGTGATTGTTCCCGACGCTGACAAATTGGTGAATGCGCCTGTCGATGGGGTAGTTGCTCCAACCGTACCATTTATTGCGCTGCTAGTTAATGTTAAGCCAGCAATCGTTGTTAATGATCCGCCAAGGCTAACTGTGCTTGATCCAAGCGTAATCGGTGTGGCAAAGTTTGAATCAAGCTCATTTAACGGGATTGAACCCGAAGCAGTTGCGAAAGTGTATGGAACGCCACTCATTATTTATTCTCCATCAAGAAACCCACGCAACCGTATTGCCTGAATTATTTTTCCAAAATACTTCTTGGTTCGAATTGTTAACCCAATCAACCGTACCCGTATTGACCGTAAAGGTAAATTGAAAAGGAGTTTGTAAAATTTGTGAATTAATTGCAGATTGCAAAATAGGAACGTATGTCGAAGCGAATTGATTGTAAACAGTAATTGTTACTGCATACGGCGCTGAAAATTGCACACTAATTTGATATGTATTATCAACAATCGGTGATATTCCATTCGTTCCCGTCAAAAATCTGTATATACGATTTTTCAACCATTTAATGTTGAATTGATAACCGTCGCCTTTATAAAAGTTCCATGTAATGCAGCGCTTAAAAAGGTCATCCGATGCCACAATAAATTGTTGTGGTGTACCACTAATTTGACCTATGTTATAGGGTCGTGTGTCATAAGGATCGGTGTTGTAAACACCATCCGTTAACGTAACACTTCCGAAAGGAAAAATAGGACGGGATTGACCATATAGCCCTTGCGCGACCCAATCCAAGGATGGCCCTGATTGTGCCGTATAAATTGGCAAATTTAGGTTATTGAACCAATCTAAATATTGTTGAGCTAAAGTATTGTACGCATTAACAAATGCTTGCAAATCCGAATCATCAGCATATTGCTGATACAAATATGACGGGATGATTTGTGTAAGCATACTATGCCTGTGTCACAGTAACTAAAGCATTGGTTGTTTCAAAGAATGACAAAGGATCGCCATAAATCATTCCTGTACCCGATGCTGGCGAAGTTGTCACACCATTAATTAACACCGTAAATTGCATTTCAGAAATTAATGATGTCGGCAATAAAGATGCAACCGCAGCCTGAAATACAGTTTGCATTTCAAAAATATTGATCGGTTGACCAACGGCAATACTGTTAATGTAAGTAACAATTGCAGGAATTCCTGCCGCTGCTATCGATGTTGGGCTGACATAATTGGTCGAAATCGTATTCCAAACTAAAGCTACTTGAACCGTTTGTGCAAACGGATTAATAAATGTTATCGAGTAAGTATCAGGATAATCATTAATTGATACTGTAATGTTGTGTAAGTTTGGAGTGATTACACCATTGCCCGTATAGCTACCAGCTCCCACTGTGTCGAAATCGGTATATCCCAAAACTGTGTCCGCACCGGGATTGGTTGCTAATGGATAAGTGAAGGTCGTCGCGCCTGTTTGTGTGAAAACAAACGTGCCGTTATATGCGCTTGGAGTACAGCCATAAATAGTGCCAGTATGCGTACCCGATGGCATTCCATGCGGATTTGCGGTTGTGACCGTCACAGTGCCGCCTGACCAAACAATCGAAGAAATAGATACAGCCAAACTAAAAGTTTTTTCTGTTAATACCACCGCAATAAAAGGAATACCATTAATACCGGACATTCCCGTTGCGCCGGTAAATTCAACAACCTGCCCGGTTGTGTAACCATGATTAATATTCGTTGTTACTACTGCTGGATAAGCATTTGTAATGCTATTAGCTATCATTGTCGAACCGACAACATTTGAAATATCAAATAATCCGGTGAAAATTGCATTTGCTATTTCGTAAGGATCGCCGCCGCCAACAATAATTTGCCAATTCGTACCTGATTGTTGAACCGAAATCAGATTTGATTGAACGCCCGATACATTTTGCAATTGAGTTTTTAGGAATGTTGGCATTCCTTGAGCAACCGCAAGCCCTGCCTGAATAACTTGAGCTTGATAGTTTTCTAATGGCTGCGAAGTTTGACCCGGAATACCAGCGACCAAGTTAGTGCAGCTCAAGGTTACACCCGTTGGTACGGATGTGACTAATTGTGTCACTGTGCCTACTGGAACAGCCCAAGAGCCTTGCGATGTCGCCAAACAATAAAGTGATGCACTTTGCCCACCAGTTGCTACGATTCCACCATCTTGCACAGTGTATTGATAATTTCCGTCACTGACCGTAAATCCGACAGGGATGACAAATCCGGGTGAACCTGTAAATGTTACATAAACCGAAGTATTCGATCCAATTCCTTGTTGAACACCATATATTTGACCCAATTGGTTCAAAATAAAAGAATTGGCAGAATACGGGGTAATACTGTTAAAAAGCTCTACTCTCGCTGAATCAATGAGCGCCAATGCGCCTACATCAGTTGAGCTAATATCTTCAATCAATGAGCCGGGTAAATTAGCGGTGTAGTCAGGATTGCTGGCGGCAACCAAAGCAATAAGTTCTTGTTGCAGCGTTGTTGGAGAAGTCGGCTGCAATCCCGTCGAATTAACGTCAGTTGTAATAGCCATTTATACCGCCACCTGTTGTTGAATTTTAGTGCCTTGAGTGGTAATGATATTAACATCGTAAGTCGGAGTTGTTGACTGTTCTTTTGTAATTTGCAAACTAGCAAAGAATGGAGCAAATTGCTGCTGCGTTGTCATTACATAAAAATCAGGAAACACTTGCTGAATGACCGCACGTTGTGCCGGGATTCCATAATTTGCATAAAACGGTGATTCACCAAGACTTAATTTTAAACATTGGATCAAAGTTGTGGCATATCCATATTCAAAATTACCGTTTGCATCAGATTGGATTTCTACCCAAGTTTGAGTACCATCTTTTGCAGTCACCCTTCCGTAAGTTCTCATACATTAATCCTTAAAGTGGTGAAGTCGTATCGACCGTTGATCCACCAGTTTGTACATTTGGAACCGCATGAGTATGCGTCGCCAAACTCTTTCCTTCGGCTGTAACATCATTGATGACGTTAATCGGTCCAATAAAGTTAGCCGTCGTGCCATGACCGCCATAATTAGTTTGACTAATCGTACCGTTGAGTTGAATTGCGCCATTGAGAGAAATTGAGCTGGCAGTTATGTTTACCGATGATTCGTCAATAGATATATTAGTATCGCCTCTGACAATATTGATCCCGGTAGGGGTCAGAGTAATTACAGTATCGCTATTGGTATCGCGCAAAACAACACCATTTGGACCGTAAATCGTTACGGCCTGAGAATCTACTTCACTCCAGTTTTTGTTTCCAATCGGGAAAAAAACTAAAGATGTTAAATTGCCCGGATCGCTGAAATCAGCTTTACCCGTTCCCAATCCTGACACGCCGCGCAAACTTACACTGGCAGCAAAACAAACACCCAAATCGCCCACTTGTATTGGATACCGAATGTATTCAGGCCCAAATAATGGGACGGTAACTTGTGGCAACGTAATAGTGGACGGAGTAATCAAATCAAAAGCTACGGTCACAATCGGGCCGTTCACCTCGACAACGTGACAAGGCCATGATTGACCAGCTGCTTGCAATGCGTCATAAATCTTTCGATCTGTGAAAGTATTGATTGACTGTGCAAACGGGATTTTTTGGTCAATATTATCCATTGTTACGCCGTTGGTAATGTATAAGCCTGAACAACCGTCACCCAGCTATTTGCATCGGCTTGCCTAAACAAACCAATATGACGCACCATTTGAATATTAAATACGCCTTGAAAATCTGACACATTTTTATACTGCGATTGTGACTGAGCTGTAGTTAATATCAAACCCAATATTGATGACAATTCAGGCATTTTGATTTGACCGCCTACTTTCAAGTCATATCGCATAACCGTTTTAAATGTAAGCGTTTGCGGTCCGATCCAAGTCGGTTGACCAATTAAATCAGTAAATTCTATTTGAATCGGTTCAGCAGTAGCCGGTACGGTGTAATCAAAAACATTGATGACATTGTTTTCATACGAAACTTGAATGCCGGGATAATTTGGACTATTTATGATGCTAATACTTCGAGTATTTAAAAACTTTGCGAAATCAGTCAAAGTAAAATTTTGGCCAGCAATTTTTTCCGGTGCGACTAATTTGTCACTAATGTTGATATTTATTTCCGAAACATTTGGGAAAACAGTTTGTAACGTAGTTTTGATTGCGTCCGATAGCGGGGCATTAGTAGCACAAGTAAAACTAAAATTAAACGGGTTTTGTCTGCTGCCAGCTGGTTGCAGCATGATGAAATCAAGCGTTTGTGATGTTCCCTGCCAGTTACCAAAGGCTTGTTGAATTCTTGATTTCATCAAGATTCCGTATTGGCTTGGTACTGCCAAAGGCAATCCCTTCGCCATGCCGCCCGAAATCTCAATATTGCAATACGTTTTTCCATCAGGGCTTGGATTGAAGTTTGCCGCCTGTGCCATTAAAGGCAATCCAACCCCATAAACACGCAAAAATGCACCGCCCAACGGTGAGTTATAAACAGAAATGGGCAAATCCCATTCGACGTTTAACGCTCCGGGAATTGTCAATAAACCAGCAGCGTCGGCTGTGCTGGTGAATGTTCCATTGAAAAGAATCCCGCCATTGAATCCACTTATTTGCTTTGGATTGCCATCTTGGTCGGTAATTTTGATTTCATAACGACGCATCAAATCACCTGAAATTGTTGTGTCGGTGCGCGATAAACCAGCTGCGTCGTAAAGTAACCAGCAGTCAATGAAATGTTGTAATTCAATGGCGAACCAATCAAAGGTAACGCCACAATCAGTTTGTTATTCAAATTGTAAATATTGACGTAATAACGCTCGCCGTAAATGTTCCAATTAATAATCACGTTGTAAACCGCACCGTCAAATGTCGCTTGAAAAAGAAAATTTGAATTATTTTTTGGTGTAAATTGAATTACATTACTTTTTACGGCTGTCGAGCTTTGATTAGTGCTGTAACTTGATGCTGCACCTTGAGTATTGACCAACCCACCCAAAAGCGGTGTAGTAACCGAGTTTGGGTTATTAATCGTACTGCTAAGACTACTCCATAAGTCGCTCATACGGGTGTCCCATTATTAAATGCCGACATCAAAGCACCTAGTGTGTTTTGCGGTCCTTGTGATACCAAAGGCTGTATGAAATCAAATTGCCAAGCATTTTGCGGCTGCTGACTGTCAGGGCGGGATACATCGATCAGGTTTGCCAAAATACAATTTAAGTAAACGTAAGATGGTGTCGCAACAATATATGTGCCGCCAGCTTGATTATGCAAATCAAGAGCATATTTCAATGCCGTAAATGTAATCATCTTTGACACATAGCCGCCATTTGTATTGGCAGGACAATTCATCAACATTGAAATTTTTAACGGTTTAGCGATGATTGCGTTAGCAGCGTATTGTTGATTTGCAAATGGATAAGTTGCAATTTCGTTTTCTACCAATGAGCCGCCGGGCAATGGCCTGAAATGACCAAAAAAATCATTTAGGTTTAATGGATTATTTCCATTCAACAAAGAAAAACCAAAATTAGCAGCTTCCGTAATTGCAATAATTGGCAATAAGCTGCCGGGTATATCGGTAGCAATTCCACCCGACAATATGATTGGTGATATTTCATATCCAAGCTGATATACGGCTTGTCCGATATTTGTAGCCATTAAACAACCCCTAAACCTGTATAGTACCCACCAGCAGACAACATATTAATTGTCGTGTCTTGTCCGGGTATCTTAGTCGTTGTGACATTCAAAGCGATTGGCGTTGGATTCCAATTAAGCATTCCTGTTTTTTGCGGTGCAGCAGATGATCCCGAAGGTGCAGGTGAACCTTTAGTATTACTTTGCAAATATTTTTGAATTTCTTCAGAAGATGCAGGTGAACCTTTAGTATTACTTTGCAAATATTTTTGAATTTCTTCAGAAGATGCGCTTGGTCCACCTTTTTCCAACCATGCCATTGCAGCCATAATGTCGGACAAGGTTTTAGGATCAGACATATCAATTTGCTGATTTCTGCCAATACCTGTTTTTTTAGAAATAAAATTTATGTACGCTTCAGTATTATTTTCATTAGGAGGCGCCCATGTTTTAATAATTTCTTCAACTGTTTGCAGTTTTTTATATCCAGCAGCAGCCGACGTACCAGCGCCGTAGCTTTTTAATTGATTTGCCATCGCGAGGAAACCTTCTTGCTGTGTAGCAAATTTAGCAAATCCTTCTTCACCTTTTACCGCGCCGGGTTGACCAACAAATCTTAAATTTCCGGGATTGTTATTTCTTTCGGCTAGTGTTGCCGCAGTACTTTGATTTCCCGAAGGATTCCAAAAATATCTAAGCCAGCTACCGGACTGATCTTTTTGTTTCTTTTTCAATAATTCAAGTTGATCCGATTCTCCGCCGGGTTTGTAATATTCTCGATTTTCTTCCGTTGTTGATTTGCTTGGCATAAATTTGCCCACAAATTCTAAAAATCCTTGCATCGTTTCAGCCATAGCCGAAACATTTTCAATAAATTTATCAATTTCTTTTTTGATTTGGTCGCCGCCTAAATATTCAGCGAATTCTTCAATTTTTTGACCAAAAACATTGATCCATTTTGGTAAATCAGGATTTTTCAAAAATGACGCAACAAGATCAGAAAAACTATCAGCTAAATGCCCTAGTGGTTCAGCCAGTGGGGCTAATCCATCAATAAACGTGGTTTTGATTTTTTCTCCAGCTTCATTAATGGTTACGCTAAATTCTTGCCATTTTTTTAATGTTGCATCGACAACATCAAAAGATTTCAAATCTCGCTGATATTTTTCTTCAGCGTCTTTTTGCTCTTTTTCCGAAATCTGAGCCATGCGTCGAGCCGTTTCGACGGTAATTCCCAATACATCCAAGCCTTGTGCTTGCAATCGTTGCTGTGCAGTAGCAGCTGGTCCTTGCTTATAAACTTCACCCGCGCGACGCAATAGTTGGGGCAATAGTTCAGCTGCGCTTTGATTCGGATTCAACCGATTTGCACCAAATGCCCATTGTTTTGTAACGTCGGTTTGAGCAGCTGACAATGATCCGAGCAAAGGATCAACATCGGCATAACGACCATAACCGACGCGAGCTGCGCGAAGTTCTGCGGACGATACGCCTAAACCTTGTGACTGGCGGCGCAAATCGCCAATATTAGCCGCGAACGATGTTAGGCCAAACAAACCTCCCGCCCCACCCAATAAACCCGCAGCAAGGCCGATTCCTGACCAACGCAGAAGGTTTAAAGTGGTTGACGCTACACTTTTACCAATGTTGGCAGTTGTTTTGCCAATACTCTCAAATGTGCGCTGAGTATCTTTGGCAATTTTGTTGATTTTTGATTGTTCGGCTGCGACCTTGGTTTGCGCTGCGTAGATGTTATTCATCGCCGTTGCAGCTTGCATCAAGTTTTTAATGGCAGCGTCAAAACCTTTTGCGCTTTGTTGGGTTGCCGAACCAACCTTACCCCACTGGCCCGGCATCTTCCCAAGTTGTGACTGATATTTCTGAAAGAGCGCCGCAAATTCTTTAAATGCTTCGTCGTGGACTTCAATATCAATGACCGATTTTGTTGCCATATATTGCTCTTAATAAATGTCTTTGACGAAATTCGTGTGCGCTTGACTTGAATTCTATATCAACATCCTCAAAAAACCTCGAAAAACCTTCCCCCGAAATATAGTCTAAACAGGCAGCGACGATGTGATCTCCGTCGCGCCAGTATTCTCTACCTCTGTCGATATCTTCAAGGAGTTGATGTATTCCGTAGAATCCAATGATGTTGTGTGCGAACCCCATAATCCGTTGACTGTATCCATGATCCCCTGCACTTGTGCCTTTTTGTTCATCATGGACACGCAAGTAAAAAAAATCAATTCCCCCTGTATTTCAGCGACGGTTTCCTTATCCAATACTTCTTTGTCAATAGCGACCTGAAGCGGGATACTTTGCCATCCCTTTTTACCGGGCATGAATACATTCGATAATCGAATTATTTCATTTACTAAACCATTACCAACGCCGCCCGGACCCGTCCACAAACCCATATCTTCGGCTGTTTGCTTTAGCATCAGGTATGCAATTCTAGGCCCAGCAATCGCCCCCAATCCCTGAGAAAAGATTCCGGCAAATGTCTTGGAAATAACCAAGAAATATTGCTCAAAAACCTCCCGAGAGATCGGGGTGCTGTGAACGTATATTTGTCCTTTTTCCGATTCAACCGGAATTACCAAGTTCAAAGCTCGATTGATTTTCACTTTTTCCGTCCTAAAAAGTTAACTTACGAAATTAAATCCCATAGTGAGCTGTTGACGTTGTAGATACCAGCCAAGGTAACGACAAAGCCGGGCTGAACACCATCAAATGTTACATCCCGAACCCCCTTCAGAATGCAATTGACGAGTGCATAATCACTCAGTGCTGCCGAGTCAGTAATAATCGAAATGTCACCAACATTGACGTTGGTTTCAATTTGAGTCTTATAGACATCAGCAAGGCTTTGCGATTTCAGCAAATGTAGCGTCACCGTCGCCATTTGATATGGTTCGGGTGAGGTTACACCACCAGTTAGCGTCGGAATTAACAAACCAGCATCGCCATCAAATGCAATGCTGATTGCTTCCTTCGCCAAATAGGGCGCAGTAATGTTTAACGTAGCATTGCTCGCATAGACTACCGAACCGCGTAGCCTATTAAGAGTGCCTTGGTTAATAAGTGGATTTCCAGCCATGATCTATTTTCCTTTAAGCGAGAGCGAATGAGCTGACATTCACGTTGAAAACGATCTGAGTGAAGCCGCGAGCTGGTGTGTAAGTGACCGAAAGGCCAGCGTACTTACCAATTGCATAGTCACTTGGATTGTTGGTCACATAGGTCGTGAATGGAACCGCTTGCACCACTACTGGACCCAACACTAGACCAAATGCAATACCGCTATTCATCGTGCCTTGTGACACTTTTTGCAGCGTATTGATACCGGCTTGGTTGTAATACAAAGGATTAATTGGATTGTTCGACCCGTTAATAATCGCATTTGAAATGCTGATATTGACGTTAATTTGAACCCAATCTACCGAGTACCAGTAGGTGTAATCGTTGCCGTCACCATTAACACCCCAAAGGATCAAGGTGTTGCTAATGCCGCCTTCAGCTCCAGTACCAATGTAGTTGCAGTTCGCTGTACGAAGGGCTTGCTGCTGAGTTTGCGTACCGCTGAATGCAGTAACACCAACCACATAAGAAAACGCCATTGGCGTGACTTTATTGGTATTGGATGGGTTGTAATTCATGGCAACCCACAACATTGCTGCTGGTGACCATTCTGTTACAGGTGCATTCACATCTTGACACAGTGCAACAATTGATTTTGTACCAGTGAAATTGGTGTAGTTTCCTAACGATGCTTTTACCCAAAAGTAAACCATCGAAGTTGTAGCATCCCAATTTTTCGCAAATGGAACAAATGTCGAATCATTGGACATTTCCACTGGCAATGCGTAGGCATAAAACGCATTCATGTTGGCTTGCATATAAGTATTAAGCGCTGTAATTCCTTGTGCGCCTGTACCAGTTCCAAGTTCCAATACATAAATAGCATTTGACGTACCTTGAGCAAAGTAAGTCGTTGCCATTGCTACCAATTCTTGCGAATCTTCTAAAATAACCGTACCTTGTACCGTAGCCGATCCGGGGTTTGATGCCAGCGCGTAGGTAAAAGTGGTTGTTCCGGTTGATGTCGCATTGAATGTGCCGTTATATCCGCTTGGTGATACACCAGCAATAATAACGGGAACAATATCAGTAACAGGAATTCCATGTGCGGTTGCGGTCGTAACCGTCACTACACCAGTATTCCAAGTGATAGAGCTGATCGAAATCGTACCTTTGAGGATCGAAGTTAAATCAGCAAATTGAGTAAGCAAAGCCGTAGTTCCAGCAGCCAGCGTCGTCGAACCTTGGGACACAAGCGCCCCGGTTCTTTGAAGCTGACTAGGCGCTGGCGCTACGTTTTGCGTTACATTTACAGTAACGATTTGAGTTGTCATTATTGACTCCTTAATTACGAGTAGCTAACTGCGAGTGTCTGACCAGTGCCGGGAACAACGGTAATGCCGGTTTGGGTAGGCATATCTACAGTGAAAACACCAACGGTTTCAGGAATAACAAACAGTTGATTTGCTACCGCAGCTGCACCAGTTGTGATGCAATCATTAACCGAACCAACGGCGCTGCCAGCAACCAAAACGCTAACTTTTGCTACGCGACCAGCGACAGGTTTGATAACCGTCGCAGTGGTAATGTCCAAAACTGTTTTTGTACCGTTGCCGACGATAGCAACATTATTTACTATGGGGAATGACGTAATTGCCATGATGATTTCCTTCTATCTGTGTTTATGTAGGATAAGGTGCAACGGTAATGTTAATAAATGCTGATTCAATCAGCTTCCTCGCAATGTCGTTAACGGTTGTCTGATAGTAACTTACATCAAACGTGATCGATTTCTTCATTGCAATAATGCCAAATTCAGGCTGAGTCATTTTTTCATCCTGAACGATAGGCATATTCTGTACGCCAATATTATCCGTATTCAATGAATAATCAAAGACATATTGAGCGAAATTTAATGCTTCCTGATTACGAATGCCATAGATCGTAATTTTTACCTTGTCATGCGTGAGCTGATTCGGATTTGAATTTTTATCAAGCAATGGGAATGCCTGAATTGCGTATGTATCCGACGGTGAAATATCCACCGACGCATAAGGCGGAGCAATGTTTTGTCCCACCAAATAAGATGGATACATCGGAAAAAATTGGTTCAATGACAACCAAATCGGCAAACTATTCGAAACAATAGGGCTGGTTGTGTCAAAGCCGGTCATGGAATCGATTAATTGCGTATCCATGACTGAATACAAGGCATCGCCTCGATAATGGTACAAATCGGCTTGTTTGTAGAAATTCTCGCGCCGACTAAATGCAAATTTGATCCCATCGCTATTCGTAGCAACATAGATCAAATTGGGATTAATTAAATTGAAATCCTGAATCGGCTGCAATGACGTAAAAATCATGTGATTGTATGCAGTCGTTCTATCATCGAGCTGGTGCATTTCAGTCGCATAATGCAAGGAGCCTTGAGCAACCAGCTGCCGCGCCGGTAGAGAATCTCCGAATTGATCGAATTCTAAGCGGTTGAATTGAGCTGCGTTATAGAGCGCCGAATCCGTTAGTAATGCAGCATTTACCCAAAATACATAACCATCAAGCGGCAAAATCAATTTCACATACAAAGTGAATGTAATAGTTTGATTCAGCGATAGCGTATTAACGCCTTCAGCAAGGCCAGCTCCAAGCTGAGTTTTTGCCCCTGCGGTTTCAGCAACGCTTGCCATTAGTCAATCCACGCTTTCAAAGATTTTTCGAGTGTACCGGAATCAATAAATGAAGGGCGGCGCGGTCCATAACTACGCACTAATTGTTTGCCCTTTTTGCCAATCTTTTTCTTTCGAAGGGTTTTACCTTCCAGCGCGGCCTGAGTTGGTACGCCCGGAATGCCGAGCCTTTCAACCTCTTGCAAAGAAATAAAATCTCTCATTCTTTGGCTGATTTTATCTCCCGCCCCCGCGAAAGGATTGCTAGAAAATTGTCCGGTAGTCAGGTATGTTTCCATCGCTCCGGCAATATCATTGGCAATGGCATCCGCCATAAACTGTGCGTTGTTGTCAGCAAAAGCGGAAAATAGGCCGTATTTTTCCTCTAGGATAGTTCCCACCCCAAAAGTCGTGTTACCCAATGGTTCGGGTACATCGATTACGCCTAAGTGAATTTTCAAGTCAACCCCCACAAAGTGCCGATGGTTTGCATCCATGCCAGCGCTTGCCGACCATATGGGTCTTTGAGTCGTTGCAAATCGATCAAGCTCAAATTGCTTAATCCCTTGCCGACGGTTAATGATTCGCTAGTGCTTGAATCAGCTGCGCTGTTAATAACGCCAGCCACAAAAGAGTTAATACCATAGCTTGCCCTTGCCGACGCGAACCAAGTTTGTCCGGCATAATCTTGTTGGAATTGCAACAATTGACTGCCACCCCAATTGTAAACAGTCAGGGTGTAAATATCAGGCGACGCAGTACTGAAATCTAACGGGACTAAATCTAAAGCGATTTGAAATGCGTAAGCATAGCCGGGATCGTTATCCGCGAGCGCTACAGTGGGGATTCCCATCACCGCCCTTGACCAAGCGATAAAGCCAGTTAATGTCGGAGGGCTAGTGATCGGATCGCTCATAGTTTTACACTTTTAAGATTTGCGGGGTCGTCCGCGACGGGGTGCTATTCCTTCGCGTACCACTTCAATAGTCTGTTCGAATTTTACGTCAGAATCAGCGGCATTGCGCTTTTCTTCGATAACTTCTACTTCAAGGCCGGATTTTTGTTTCAAGCCCATTTGCTGCGCGGTATTGGCAAGGTGCTGATCCGCAGCAGCAGCAGTAATTTTTCGAGCCTCAAGCGCACGATCAATCATTTCCTGATCGCGAACGCTAATTCCAGCTTCGATATTTTCGACAGAAATCGGCTTATCCATTTGATACGCAATGCCACTAAAGCCCTTTTTGACTTTTTTAGCATCTTGGAAACCATACGGTTCGTGCTGTTTCAGAATGTGATCGATTTCTTCAGGTTGACCTTCAATAACGATTTGCGAACCAGCGCGAATCTTTTGCATGAAGGGACGGGGATTCTCTAACAAGCCGTATGTAAACTGGTGGTCTTGTTTAGAGCAGTTGGCAATATAGAGTTTCATGGTATTTCCCGATAAGGGTGGGCAGTGATGATGCGGCTTCCTTTTTTAAGGGAAACCCACTGCCCATTGAATCATTCCCCGGCATCACTCGGGGTTTGTCAATATACCGTCTTAATAGGCAGCGGACAAAATGTAAAGACCTTCAGGACGGATACCCCAGCCGGAAGTCGAACGCATCGTGTACAGGGTAGTAATACCACCGTCAGGAATTGGCGTAGGAATTTCGGTAGGTGCAGATACGTCAGTCAGCATCAAAGTAGTTGCAGTTTGATTTGGGGTCAAAGTTGCAAAAATGTTGGTGTTGATTTGAGCGTTAGCCTTAGGAATCTTCAATTCAGGAGCAACCAACAAGATAGCGTCAGTGCCACCAGCGCCTTGACCGATGAGAGTGTCGTCAGCTGCAAAGCTAACGTCATCACCACCTGCCCATTGAGCGACGGTTTCAACCAAACCAGCTGCGGTTTCAACACCAGCGCCGATACGTTGGAATTGGGTCAATGACACAACGCCGCTGTACGAAATTTGGCTGATAAAGCGTTGAGGAGCCAAGAATACCAAGCGCAGCGGTTGACCGATTTGCAATGTACTGACTTTCAACGAACCGATCATGTTCAGCAAATACTGAGCAAGCTGGCCCGAATCCCACTTGGAATAACCGACGTTACCATTGGTGTCAGCACCAAGGGTAGCAGTGGTTGCACCAGCAGTATTCAACAAGCCTTCGCCGTTGGCAGGGTTGTAGCCGTACAGCAGAGCATTACGCAGCTGCTGTGCGATACCTTGACGGGCAGCAAGGCGCATTGCTTGGGGTAAAGCATAACCCCATGCACCGGTAGCGGCTTCGTCAAAATTATCGTACTGAGCGCGGGTTTGCAAACGGTACGTTGCGGTTGAGATCATCGAAGGAATAACCGATGCGCTTGGCAATTGGTTAACTTGCGATTGGTTGGCTTGCACTTGAGTGGTCAGCTGGACCTTTTTCGCGTAAACGTAGAGATCAGCTTCGCCAATGCGAGGCATTGGGTTTTCAGTAGCAAGAGTCGTAAATGCGCCGGAAGCCAAGCTGTATTGCATAATCAGCTCGGGCATCATGTAGTGCGGGTTTACTGTAACAAATGACGGTGCGAAACCTGACATGATAGTTTCCTTATTAGATTAGGCACAAAGCCACTGGTTGATTGTAAACCCAGTTAGCAGTATTGGAGCCGCTGTTATACGACACCGTTTTATTGCCACTGGCGCTAACTTTCAGAATCTTCACTGGCAGTGCAGCCTGACCCGATGGTTGGGTCGTGGTCAACACGTTTGTGCTGTAGTTGTAGTACACCGTTGACGATGACAGGTTGCCATCCAGTGCAACAACGCTTGAATCACAAGCGAGAGGAATACGAGCGCCACTTCCAAAACGGTAGTAGTTAACCGACATACCGGGTGAATACAAAGGAGCAGTTGACTGAGGAGTCGTAATGCCACCGTATGCTTGGTTGAATACGCAAATACCCGATGGTACGGCTGAAGTCGTAGCTTGCAGAATCGTAGAACCGAGGGTATCCGTACCGGGTTGTGCAGCCGCGCCGGGAATAAATTCCTGAATTGGCACACCGCCCCATAGTGGGCTAGTAGCTGAAGTTGAAAGTACGCCACCAGCCAAAGCAAATTTGACCGCGGGATCGTCTTGTGCATCACCTTGGGTATAACCAGCGCTGTTGGTGTTAAATAGACCAGCAGCGTTGGTCGTAGCCATAGGGTTGATCGAGATTAATGCTGACATGATCTATTTCCTTATCGCTTGTTGTTGTTCAAATTGAATTCTTTGACGCGCATGGAAGGCACTTTAAATGCGTCCATCCAGCCAAAGCCACCCTT